AGAGCCACATGGGCAGCGGTCACGTTGGCGAACTGATTGTCCGCGTGGTCGGCATCTTCGTCGCGCCGGTTGGCGCTGTGGCTGGGTGGTTCTGATGAGCGAAGAATCCGATGACCTGCGCCATGCGCGGCTCTACATCTCGCTCGACAAGGACGAGATGCAGAACGTGATTGCGGAACATAAAAAAGCTGATGCCCGCCGGAAGGGCGCCATTGCTTACTCCACTTCGCCGGAGCCTGTTGTTTTCGCCCCTCTCCACTGCCTCGAATGCGGTGTCTCCCTGACCAACCAGAACCACGATAACCATTTCCGCTGCCGTCACTGCGTGCAGCGTGAAGTCGGCATGACCTGGACCCGCGCCCATCGCGCCATCCGCCATGAGCGCAAGCTGAGGGCCGCAGTCGGCGGCGCGTGGACCGTCCTGTTCTACGTGGTCCTTGCCATGGCTGCGGCGGCTGGGCTGGGGTTGGTTGGGGCGACGGTGGCTTGGCATATTGGGAGGCTGCTGTGAACTGGCCCGTCGGAACCATCGTGGTGTGCGTGGACAATAGGCCAGACCCCTACGAAATAAATGATGTTGACGACCTCCATCTCTTGTCGGAGGGGAGTTACTACACCATCGCGGAATGGGGCCATGGTCACGAGTTCGATGACGGGCTTGACTCTGTTAGGATCAACGAAGTTACGGTGACCGATAGCGATGGCTTCTATTCGGCCCGCCGTTTCCGGCGCGCCGAATCGTCCCACAGCGAATCGTCCACCGCCCGCCAGTCGTCCGAGGCCAAGTGAAGTTCGCCCTCCTCCTCTGCCTCATCGCTGGAGCCTGCCTCGCATCGGAGGGCCGCTGGCAACTTTGCGAGGTAACCGCCTATGCTCCACACTGCGCCATCTGCCAGACTACCGGCGTCACAGCGGATGGGACTTGCACGGATGACCGTCCCTACGGCGTTGCTGCCAGCCGTGATATTGGCCTTGGATCACAGGTGTGGATCCCTGCCGATAGCGGTTATATGGCTGAGCATTTCTCCGACAGATGGTTCGCAGTGGACGACAGGGGTTCTGGTCTTGACGCCGAGCGTAGCGACCGGGGGATACCGCGCATTGATGTGCGATACCGAACCCATGACTCTGCCAAGCGGTTTGGCCGCAAGACTGTCCTGATCTACATACGGAGCGCCAAATGAAAGAGCCATACCACATCCGCGTATTTCCTCCGGGCCATCCAGAGGGCTATGCCAAGCTTTTCACATGGCAAGTCCGCTCCACCGGCGATGTCGAGATGGCCGGTACCAACCCAGACCGTCAGAACGCCATGGAAGCTGCGGGCCTGGCGCTGGAGATGGTTATGGAGCGGAAGAAATGATCTGCGAATGCTGCGACGGATCTGGCGAGGGCATGACCGCCGGCACCACGTGCCAGGAATGCCACGGGCTGGGCGAAGTCTCTGCCGCTCATGATCCGGACTGGCGCACCGGACCAGAATACGAGGCTGATTGACCCCGCCGCCTGACCTCCCGCCAGACTGGATCCCCCTCTGGCAATTCGCCACCGAACACCTTCAGCCCTGACCAGGCTTAGACACGGTCAAAGGAAACACATGGCTCGCGCACTCAAGGGACACGACCCCAAAACCATCACCCCGTCCAAACCAAAGGTGCTCATCTACGGCGCTGCTGGCGTGGGCAAAACCTGGACCTCCCTGGAGTTTCCCAGTGTCTACTACATCGATACCGAGGGAGGCGCCGACCTCGCCCATTATGCGGCCAAGCTTAAAGCCTCTGGCGCTGCCTATATGGGTCCTGACGATGGCGCTAACGATTTCAAGTCCGTCATCGAAGAAGTCCAGACGCTAGCCACGACGGATCACCCATACAAAACGCTGGTCATCGACAGCTTTTCCAAGCTGTTCAACACCCAGATCGCCGCCACTGCTGAGGCCATGGAAAAGGCCAAGCTGGAGGACGCCTTTGGCGCCAGCAAGAAGCCGGCCGTTGGCCTGACCCGCCGCTTGGTTGCCTGGCTGGATAAGCTGGACATGAACGTGATCCTCATTTGCCATGAGCGCGCCCAGTGGAGCAACGGCAAGGAAATCGGCATCACCTTCGATGGCTACGACAAGCTCATGTACGAGCTGCATCTGGCCATGCACATCACCAAGCAGGGCGGAAGCCGCAAGGCCAAGGTGGTCAAGTCCCGCCTGGAAGCCTTCCCCGATGCCGAGGTTTTCGACTGGTCCTATCAGGCTTTCGCTGAGCGGTACGGCAAGTCCGTGATGGAGGCCGCTGCCAAGAAGGTGGAGATGTCCAGCCCTGAGCAGGTCAAGGAATACGAGGCGCTCCTGGCTGCCGTGAAGGTGCCCGCCGAGGCCATCGAGAAGTGGAACGCGGCGTGCCCTGACGTGGCGGAACTGGAATCCAGCATGATGGACAAGCGCATCTCCTACCTGCGCAGCCTGCTCCCCAAGTAATGCCTCCTGTCTTCGACCCCGATCAACCAACCATACACCAAGGATTCAAAATGAAGTTCGACCCCAAGACCGAAGAAGACCTGAAGCGCGAAACCCTGCTGGACCCCGGCACCTATGACTTTGAGGTCATGAAGTCGGAAGATGCGGTCAGCAAGACCAGCGGCAAGGAAATGATCGCCATTACCCTGCGTCTGTTCAGTGACCGTGGTGAGCGCACCGTCCGTGACTGGCTCATGCCCAGCATGGGCTTCAAGCTGCGCCACTTCGCGGAAACCACCGGTCTGCTGGCCAAGTACGATGCCGGCACCATGAACGCCAATGATTGCCTTGGCCGCACCGGCAAGGTCATTCTGGTCATCAAGGACAGCGAGCAGTACGGCCCGCAGAACAACGTGAAGGACTACGAGAAGGCGAAGGCCGGGGCTGAGCCGGCGATGGTTCCGACGCCTAAGCCGGCGTTGCCGAAGGCTGGCGCCGCCACGGATTCGGACATTCCCTTCGCCCGCCCCCTCGACTCCGAAGTTTGGGGCTGAGCCATGAACTCCCTCACCCACGAACAGACCGCCGCCATCCTCAAGCGCCCGGTCGACTTCGACTGCTCCATCGCAGACCGCCCGTTCCCGTTCTGGATTCACCAGAACGAGTCGCGGGGCTGCAACGCCTACGGACATTACCACTTCACCACCGAGGCCGAAGCGCGCGACTACGCCGACAGCTTGAACCTGAGCAACCCGCGATGGGGCTATGTCGTGTTCACCTGGAACCCGGCGCACCTAGCCGACAAGCAGGTGCTTCCCAAGGGAATGCTGGTGTGATCCCCCCGCCCACCATCGACGAAATCCTCATGGCCGCCCGCCTCGCAGTGGATAGCTTCTTTCGTGGTGAGTTCGCCACGAAAAGGTCCATCCGCATGGACCATGAAGCACTCCGCGCCCTCCTGAACGCCTACGATGCGCGGCAGGAAACCACAACCATAGTCCGTCCAGATCGGAGCCATGCATGACCGACAACTGCCAAGGTTTCTCACTCCCCCAAATGCTGGAGTGCCTTACCCAGTACGGCCCCGACCTCTCCGACGTGGAGATAGCCAAGCTCTGCCACGTCAGCATCCGCCAGGTGCACTGTGTATCTGAAAACGCGCCCATGGCGTGGTGGTACGCCGAGCGTTTCGCGGGTGAGCGCGGGTGGAGGTTCCGCCATCGGAAGTCCATGTCCCGCCACTTCGCCAAGGAGCCGCAGAAGCCGTGGTCCAACGACAAGGGAACGATGATGCCGGGGATGTACCACTAATGGCCACCTCCGACCGATGTGACTCCTGCGGCTTCCTCCCACCCCTCCCCACCGGCACCGACAGCCTCTCCTACCTCATCGAAATCCTAACCAAAGCCGACGCCCTACGCGGCCGAACGGCTACCAGACTGGTATTCCCGATGCGGGCGTGGGAGTACGACCAGTACCAGAAGGAGATGTGGGCAGGCGGCACCATGTACACCATCAACCCACCGCCAGAAGGCTACGAAGGCAAGCGTGGGATGTGGTTGGTGGGGGTGTGGGTGGAGAGGGTGGACTCGTGACCCGCATCATCGGTCGCCAGGAACGAGAGGCCATCTTGGCCGCCTGCTCTCAGGGCGGCTGGCTGATGACTATGAGCAGCGTCCGCCTGGAGCGCGGCAGCCCGCTCATCCTCGGGTCCTACCACCTGGGCCCGCACCTGTTATCGTTCTGCTGGCGCGGCGAGCTGCTGTGCTATGACCCGGAGATGGCGTGAACAAGGCCGAGCGTTACCCTCTGGTCCTGCCCATGCTCCTCTCCGTCTCCCCTGACGCGGTGGCCGAGTTCAAGTTTCACCCATCCCGCAAGTGGCGGGCTGACTTCGCTATGCCAGGCGCCAAGATCCTCATTGAGATTGACGGCGGCGTGTGGTCAGGAGGCCGGCATACGCGCGGCTCGGGCTTCATTGGTGACATGGAGAAGCTGAACGC